TGATTGTGTCTGTTGCACCATGCGGAAGGGGAAACCCTTCAACATTTCAGCTCGCTCAGAGTCAGTTTTCTCAGGAAAAAGGAATTTAAGAGCTTCGATGCTGTCCACACCAAGCTCTTGTAAGTTACGTACAACGATGGACTTCTGGTTTATATCGTAAGCAGTGTCTTCGTAGACATCGCCCTGATATCGGTACGTAACAGTTCGATCTCCGTCTTCCGGAAGTCCGATAACTCCGGGAGGAACCTTATTTTCTTGGAGAGCCAGCTGGATAGTCTGAGTAACTTTCGCTTCGAACTTGGCTAACGCGTTTTGATATTTCTCAATATTTTCTTCAGTTTGTTCTTTCGGCGGCTTCGGCTCTTTTAAGCCAGCAGCCGCAATAAACGACTCACGGAAGATAACCTCCTGGTGATAGATCATCATCTCTAAGAGACGATTGAATCCATACGTAAGGAAACTTTTGTTCTTCCGAAGAGCCGTGGCTTGAGCCCGACCCATCAAACCTTTAATTTCCGTGGCGGTAGCACCAGCAGAAATCGAAATTTCATCCACGCCGCCTAAGGCTGTGCGGATTTCTTCGCGTAGAAGAAGGGCATACCGGTTCATATCCCCGTTAACGGGGTCCGGCGTCATGTAACCGACTCGGTCGGATGGCTCAACGTTGGCGATAATGCGCGGAACACGCAAACCACCGCCCATGCTCGAGCCAAAAGGCTCACTTACTCGAGTCGAGGGGCTATCAACACCAGCAAAACCACTCTGACTGCTGATTGTGGGCCGGAAAGTGCTTTGAGCGTCGCTAGCTTCGACCAGATCACTCCGTGGACGCGAACTAATCAGCGTTGGATTGCCAAAAAACTCAATATTTTTGGCGATATTGCGCGTCAGCTCGTCGTGTAAGCAAATTTGCTCCATAAAAGGGTCAAATTCGCCTTCACCTTCGGTACCACTGGCGTTCGGCTTGTTTAAAACCTCAACAGCGGGGATAAAACCGAGCGTATTGGGTCTTTTTTTGGCTGGAGTAAGAACAGCACCGGGTTCTAGATCGAAACTGAGCTCGGTGTCGGTCTCAACCTCACTAATTTCATCCGCAGTAATAGTCAAGCGCACGTAGCGCTTGTTCTGCCCATAAGAATTACTAGGTAAACCTAAATTTGCGTTCTTTACCTTATAGCTATAGACGATAATGACTTCTTCTACGTTACCGTTAACGTCGTGATACACACGATATTGGTTTTTATTAAAGAAATAAATCTGATATTTAAGCTTTGGGTCTGGACGGAAGTAGAAGAGACCGCAACCGTCGATTAAAAAGTTGCGAATAATCGCAGGAAAACGAATATCTAACTTATTTAAAGCAATTATGTCTTCTAAAAATCGTGTACGACTTTTAAAAGTATCTTGATCGCAATAAAAAGCCAGACCCTTCTTAATCATCAGAAGAGTCATTTGCTGAAGATGGCTTAATACGACCATCGTCGAAGCTTGGTTGCTTCGATCCTGAGTGCGCGAGGCCTCTAAGATTTCAGTAAATCTTTTTCGTGTTTCGGTCGAGCTGGCCATTTATACGCACGAATGAGGAGACCCAAAAAGGATCAGTTACGGAAAGTGCTTTCCTTAGCTTTACGAGCTTTAGCCACAGCTCGCTTACGCGTGGCAGAAGAACCAGAAATTTCTTGACCGCTGGGGGCTTTCTTGGCCTCCCGGTCGGCCGCGAACTTCTTCAGAAGCTCCGCAGGCATATTATTCGCCATCTGGGAGAAGGTACTTTTTGACTCTTTCCAGTTTAACCGCTTCCTCGGGTAAATCTCCGATGGAATAGTAGGTAATCAAATGATCCTCACGACCCAACATATCTGTACTGCCTTCATTAGGTTTAAACTCATCACACATTTTCTGAACTTCTGGCTTATCCCAGATGTAATATTCAGCTATAGAGCGCAGCTTTGTACGACGCTTATCTGAATCTCCCATCCAGCTCAGGTGCCAACCTGCGTCACGCGTACCAAAATACAAATTATCTTGGCTGGCACGCATAGAAGACAAAGTGCCTAGCTCTTTTAACTGCTTAACAGTACTTACAACGCCACAGCGCCAGTCAAATAACTCCCCCTCGGGAGACACAAGCTGTCGATCTGCACGTCCATAGTGCATCGACATACTCAGTCGCACTATTTTATCCGTGTTGTTTCGTACAGTTTCCAGTAATTCTGGGAACCGCTTGGGGTTAGCTATCTCGTCGCAGTCAGAACAAATAAAAACTGTGTCGTCAGGCATCATATGAAGCCCAACGCCTAAAGCATCTCGTTGACCCCGTTCGCGAATCCAAGGATCTGGAGCTTCCTCATAAGACGGAAGCTCAACGTGAAGAACCTGAATCTTGTCCTCGTTAAGACCGAGTTCGCGGATGGTGTCTAAACACGTAAAAGGTTTTTCCTCGCCACGATGCGTTCGATTTGCATCGGTAATTAAAAAACCGTCAACATGATCCTCTAGTGTCTTGATGCGTAACTCAAGAATTTCCCGCTCGTTAAAGTACGGAAACGCGTCGATGAGCACTAGAGTCTAATGAGCTAGCAATATGGTAGCTCAATCTCGTTCTTGCAGGTACTTTGCGACTTTGTGTTTAGCCCGCATTAACGAGCTGCCGTTATTTTGCTCCAGAATGCTCCCACCGTCAGGCTCCATTCCGGTGTACTGATCGTTGGGAGGAGCAGGTGCTTCCGGCGCGGGCGAGTAGTTGTAATCAGTCTCCTCATCATTCAAGATTTGAGCAAATGCGCTCGAGGAGGGTGCGTTTGCTTGCCGCTGTGCATCAGCAGCTTGCATGTTCATTTGGTATGCCTTAGCAAAACCAAAACCAGCTCTTGCGTAAGGATCCATTAGTAAAGAACGAAAACGCCTTGAACACTACCGCTAATCATAGCAGTACAAGCAATAGGTATTAAAGTATTACCTTCTAAGTTAACCGCAGTAGACTGCTGTCCAGGAGCATCAGATAGTTCAACAGTCAAATAATCTTTAGAGTTTTGGGATTTGGCTTCGATAAAGATAGCCCGACAAGTGGCAAAGTTTTTCCGACCTAAAGCTGGTGCCCAACCAAATCCACTCGCATAAGGCAAAGCAGCAGACTGGCTGTATACAGATCCGAAAGCGCGGATATCCATTCGAAAAGATGATTTTGTTCTAGTTTAACGCGGCTCCTGGTTTTTCTCTAAGTAACCAATCAACCTATCTAAATACCACCGGGCTTTTTTCAGGTCTTCTAAACCGTTTTTATGTCGCTCGCGAGAGACATACTTCAGTACGTTTAACTTATAACCACCTCGTATCTCTTCATCCGTCAGGCACGACTCCATGTAATCAATGGTCTCGATAGTTCCGTGGGTGTAGTGATGAGGATGGTTAACGGGATCAGGAGTGAGGTCCACGGTTGAGAACTGCGGACCTCCCTCCAAATAATCGAAACTACTTAACTGCATTCGTCGGTCAGACCTAGAGATACAGCAGTTTACGGTGACTTACCGGCAAAAATTAATTATTTATTTTTACCGCCACCGCCACCGCCTCCTTTGCCGCCGCCTCCACCGCCGCCGCCTCCACCGCCGCCGCCTCCTTTGCCGCCGCCGCCTCCACCACCTCCGCTAGGTGCTCCGCCACCACCTCCGCTAGGTGCTCCGCCACCACCTCCGCTAGGTGCTCCGCCACCACCTCCGCTAGGTGCTCCGCCACCAGCCCTAGCCCCTACGCCTTGGCCGCTACCAGCCATCACACTTCGAGGAACAACAATTGGGGTAGTAGTGGTAGTTGCAGGGTATCCTCCCTGACCTTTAATTGGAGCAGTCGCGGGTTTAGTGGTAGTACTAAAACCAGCATAAGCGGAGCCTTGGTTGAGCTTCAACCCTTGCATAGGGGCCAGCGCTTTTGCAGCTGCAGTTCCTGGAGTTGTGGAGATTTTTCCACTAGTAAGAGCATTAACTAAACCAGCCCCAATCGCAACGTTTTTATTCTGTGCACTAGCCATCACTTGCGCAACCGTGCGTCCCTGAGCTTTGGCTATGCTCGAAGCTTCTTGTTTACTGAGTACAGGGCCAGCGCCAGCAAGTCCTTTGACCTTTTGACCTGCTAAACGAACCGTGGGCTCGGTCGTACCGGGCACAGACGTAGTGTCTGTAGTAGCAGTAGTCCCACTTTCCCCACCGGTGCTTGAAGAAGGTGGCGAAAGATAATCAGGGAGCCTAACGTTACCAGACATTATTTCATCGTAAAGACCACCTTTGCCGGGTTTGTGAGGCTCACCTAGTAATTGAGTATTTTGAGTGACCCATTCTTTTATATATTCTTTCGGCACCCCGGCTTCAAGATTTCTGAAATAATCCACATGGCCAAATAATGTAGGACTTTGGCCTTTGGATACATCAACGTTGTAAGTCTTTTTGGTTTCTTGTGGGGGTTCAAAACGAGGCATATTGATTGTTATGTTCGAAACACCGCCACCAAGAGGAGTTGGTTGAACAGCAGCAGGAGCAACAGGAGCAGGTAATGTTTCTGTGGGAGCGGTCAAACTAAAAGTGGTTTCCTGTGCAGGAGTCTTTGGCGTTTGATACGTTAAAGTTCCAGGACTACGCCCTTTTAAATAGCTAGTAACTTCAAACGAAGGAATCAAACCACCAAAACCAGTGGCTTCGCCTTCTCCGTCTTCAAACAACCCACTAAGATCAAGCCCGAAAAGAGTACCGGCTTTACGCAGGACATCAAAACGTTGCTTATCGGACGCGCTAGGAGTTGCAGTCATAGTAAAAAGCCGGAACGCTTAGCCGAAACCAGTCTCTATCACACCAGTATAACCGCAACTTTTAAGGAGCTTTAAGACTCGTCAGTTGAATAAAACTAAGAAGCATCAAGCATCTCTGATAAATCTAAAACATAACCTTCTTCCTCTAAACACTTACTGTACTTAGTATCACAGTGTTCGACTAAACCACAAGGGGCTATATGTACTCTATTGCCCGTTTTAACTATAGGTACTACACGACGATGCTCCCTTTCTGCAGGAGGGTTTTCAAAAGCAAGTCCCATAGAACTGCGATCAGCTATAGGCCAACAACGAAACTGCGTCAACTCAAAACTTCTTATAGGGTCGAAACTGGCTGAGGACACGTAACGTTCTGCCGTATCTTGATCAAGTATCATCATCCCCATATAAGGATTTCCAAGTGATATAAAACCAATAAACCAATCGTCACGAGGAGCTAGATAAGTCCTAACTTTGTATGGCCGATCTCCCCAAACATTTTCAGTTAGCCCATTTAACTTCCAAACTCTATGGTTATCAAAAGGAACCATTTTTGATTGATAAGACTCATATCTACAGAAACCTGGTTCCAGATTTATTTTCTTGAGTTTGTCTTTATACAAATACCAGTAAATAAAGTTTTCGCTATTAAATACCATATCGTTTTCTGTATAAACATAGAAGTCATAGTATTTGTTTATAACGGCTTCCCGAAGCAAACCTTTATGAGCCCAAGTAAGAGCAAAACCCTCCCACTCACTGGAAGCTACGACAACAGTTAATTTATTAAAACTTACATTAGGCGCTAGCAAATCCTCTAGTTCTGCCTTATCGCCCTCATGGTCTGCGTCTATATAGATAAAAACATCCTTGACTCCGGGTATCTCTTCGTAACCACGCAGAGTTTTTAGTAATGCGTCGAATCTCGAAAGAGGATCGTGGGCAGTGACAAGAATTAGAAATGTATGGTCGTGCATCAGAACTCCATCTCGAAATTACCGCGTCGCTGCAAGTAACACACTAGGTGTGTATAAGCATCCAACAAGTCATCGTGAGAAGTAGCTCCAATATTTATCAGTTGATCAAACAAAGCGTCAAACTTACGGAAGCGGTTGAATATAACTTTTTTATTTTCAAGCAAACCGAGTGTACCCCGGAAGCGAGCAATTTTATCTCCCCTAAACCCTTTCACTTCGTGGATGTGGAGGTTGCCCAGTCCCCATTCGTTCAGCATAACCCGTCTCAAGTCAGCAGCCAGTGAAGCTTGATACGCGACTGACTCAACAACCAAAGTACAAGTGGAGTAAGTAGGAAAGTACTTGCCGTCGTTGTCTTCCTGCAGAATTCCCCACTCAACCAACATTTTGCATAACAGATCTATCTTCTCAAGGTTTCCAATAGAGCGCACCTGATGCGCATCGATAATATAGTACTTATCTTTTAACCTACCTCCTAAAACAAAAGCCGTATAGTCTGACGTTTCGTTCTTGCTAGCAGATAAGTCGATGCCCACGGCCAGACTATCGAACTCAGTAACAACATCACCTTTTACTAAGAGGTCTGGCGAAAGGACCAGATCTGATGTCATCACAGGTTGTTGCTGATACTGGAACGCAAAAGCAACAGGATCGAGTTCTTTTTGACCTAATAAGTAGTCAACGCTCCACTGTTCAGGCCAATAGCTGACTGGTTCGCCGTCATCGTCATAAGTAAGAGCTTCCTGCTGTACCTGTTTCCAACCTTTATCAGGAACAAACATCGTCTTATGGATATCTAACGGGTGGAATCGAGTACCCAGACAGATTGCTCGACCACCTTCAAAAATAATCGGAGCGATAACGGAGCTCCAGTTGTTGTTCATCTCCTCTCTAATAGTAGGGTTTTTAATATCCGTACTAGACTTGATAGGGTCATCTACAATCACAAGGTGCGCACGCTTAGAGGTAATAGAGCCTCGAAGTCCTGCTGCCCTTAGAGTGAATTCTTCATCGCCCACACGGCTGATCCCGGCGTAATCAAAATCGATACTCCAGCCGATATCCGACTGCATACCCGACCGAAGCTGAACCTTCGGAAAGATCTTCTTGTAGGTAGACGAATCGATAATCTGTTTAATGATTCGGCTCTTGGGGATAGCCGTGGCGATGTTGTAAGAACAGTAAATAATCTGAAGCGGTAAGCCTGCTGTCGTATGCCTACCTATGATCCAAGCGGTGAACATATTGAGCACAGTACTTTTAGCACTGCCTCGTGGAGCCAGAATATCAAGATTCGGTCCCGCGATATCGATCAAGTAACGATTGCTGTCTCCCGTTATCAGGTGCTTGTGCCACTCCAGCATATGAGCTGCTGGGGCTTTATCCATAATTGTACAGAACGTATGAAAATCATCAGCAGCTCTCATAAAGATATTATCTATAGTAGAGCTCTCAGAATCAACTGCTTTAGCAGCACGCAATTTAAGTGCACGGCGATATGCAAATGTCTCTCTACTTGGCATTTGTTTTAAAAAAGTGTCTGTATACTGTTAGCAAGATTCTACTGCCAAATGGCAAAAATTCTTTGGTACGGCGACATTCTCTCTAACACCGGTTTTGCTAGAGTTACACACAGTATCTTAGAGCATCTGGGCCGTACTCACGAAATAGTGGCTTACGGTATTAATTACACTGGTGATCCGCACGGGCTTCCGTTCAAGATCTACCCAGCAGGTACTCACAATCCCTCTGATCGTTTCGGGATCGGTCGACTGCCTCAGGTAGTTGAAGCAGAAAAACCGGATTTTATTATCTGTTTAAACGACATCTGGGTCGTTAACCAGGTGTGGGAACGGGTTCATCTTTTAAGAGATTCGCTGAAGTTTAAGTTCATAGCTTACTTTCCAGTTGACTCAGCTTATTATGTGAGCTCTATGCTCGCATATATCAAAGACTGGGATTTCGCCGTTACCTTCTCAGTCGAACAGGCTCACCGCCTAATGGCTCAGGGGGTGCAACCGAAGCTGTTAGGTGTAATTCCCCACGGTTTGGATCAAGGGAAGTTTTTCCCGATGGATCAAAACGAAGCGCGTCGGATGCTTCGTCTTCCTGAAGATAAGTTCATCGTTCTCAACGCGAACCGAAATCAACCTCGCAAACAGATCGATCTCACGATTAAAGCTTTCGTTGAGTTCGCTGTCGATAAGCCAGACACTCTCCTCTATCTGCACATGAGCGAGAAAGATCTGGGGTGGGATGTGCGAGCCATCTTCGATGCAGAAATGAAGCGAAAAAACCTAAAACCAGATAACCGTATGATCATGACAACGAGCAATATCGACTACACAAATGCACCGCCAGATGAGCTGCTAAACAAGATTTATAACGCTTGTGACGTGGGCATTAACACCGCAAACGGAGAAGGCTGGGGTCTAGTTCCTTTTGAGCACGCCTCTTGTAAAAAGCCCTTAGTTCTTCCAAACCACACGTCCTTTATCGACATCTGGAAAGGCAGCGCTCTGCTGGCGGACGTCGCAGCTTGGATCTACGACAAAGACCTGAGCGTCGAACGCGGCATCGTAGATATTCAGGATGTAGCCGTAAAACTAACAAAACTGTACTCAGATAAAACTTTTTATAACCAAGTAGCTGAGGACTGCTACAAAGTCACCCAGAACCCCTCGTACAGGTGGGATCGCATCGCTGAAGGATTCAACAAAGCCATGGAGGAACTCAACAAATGAGCACACAGTTTCACCGCTATCGCACGTACCACAACAACGTAATCCAGAGAGCTTTCGCTCCTACTAAATCTGGATTCCCTTCTGTATTCGATCAGGCTTACGAGATCGGGGGAACGTTCACAAAGATCTCTTCAGGGCTGCCCGAAAACAGCTTCGCTAACTTCAGCCCCTGTGTCATCAAACATCGCGGAGCGACTTTAATCGCGTGGCGATCTCAGCCTGAACATTTTGTGTTTAGGCACGATATGAAGTACTTCTATTACAACAACACGCCCACAGACATTTGGGTCGGGCAGCTGCTTTCCGATGACACTATCGTCGCGCCGCGAAAGCTTATTAACAAGAAGCATCGGTTGAGCTACGAAGACCCGCGAATCTTTATTTCGCCTGACGACAATCTCCTGTGTCAGTTTGTCACGAGCACCTACGCAACAAAGTGGGACTCGACAAAGCACAGAATGATCAAGACACCAAAAATTTGTACAGGTGTCATTAACGAATTCGGAGAACTTGTAGATCGTTTTTATCCTCCTATCGGCGATAACTTCGAGGACGGCAAATCAGAAAAGAACTGGTGTTTCTTCTCTGATGACAATCACCTGCGTCTCCTTTATTCCACGCAGCCTATCGTCATCAAAACCCCGAGCGAAGCGGATAAAGTTATCGACTCAACTTGCTTGAAGCAAGTAACGAGCGAGCACCCAACATTCAACTCAACAGCTCCTGTCTTGGTAGATGATGAGTGGCTGGTGTTCTTCCACTGGAAATTTATGGCCAGGGAAACTGACCGCCGTCCGTATCTTCTTTATGCCTTAGGTGCCTACACCTTAGATAAAGAACTGACAAAGGTCACACGAATGATGAAAGAACCTTTATTCGTGGGTTCGACAAACGACGATTTAGTGACGTGGACAGACCCCGTGGGTAACGACGTCTCGAATCAACCCGCTTGCATCCTGCCTTTCGGTTGTTTTGTCGACGAGAATGACGAGCTAGTCATGTCACTAGGTGTAAATGACTATTACATGGGGATATTCAGGACTCCTGTGCTTAACGTGTTAAGCTTATTGGAGCCCGTCAAATAAGAGGTTCTCTAACACCTCTAATATTTGCTGAAGCCAAACGGGTCAGAGGGTAGGCTACTGTCTACCTTCGCAACCCCAGCTATCAGGATTTCTCTTCTTTCTCGATCGTGCTCCACACGACGAGCGATGCATCTTCTAAAAGGGAGAACATAGTAGGTGCGTCTTCAAAACTATTGAGTAGTTCACGTAGGCAACGATCAGCGCCAGCAAGTAACAAGCCGCGTCGATCTAGACCATCCGTGAGCTGACGAACAGCTTGAATGTGTGAACGGATCTCCTTCTGCAGCACTGCAATCTTGGTAGCCGCAGTGGCGTAATCCAACATGCCCGTAAGGGTCATCTGCCTTACGTTGTGGAGATCGGTTTTTAATGAATCAATCTCAATCAGCAAGACCTTACGAAGATCTTCCTTCGGGTATTTCTCTTGTACCCACGCTGTTAAATCAGCGATCGAACCTGTATAGCTGGGTTTTAAAAATCGTGCATACAGATAAGCCTCGATGTCACTCGCGGCGTTCTTCGCATAATGCTTAAAAGCATCCTGCTGAGACTTATCTAAAGAACTTAACCAAGTACCAACAGTTGTCGAATCACCAATCGTTGACTTAATCACGCAAACATCCGAGTACCAGCAAGCGCTTGGTTAGCTCCGAATTTCTTAAGAGCTAGTTGAGCTTTAGTCGCAGCTTGAGTGCGAGCAAGATCTCCAAGCGTACGCACTTTATCTAATTGAGCCGCACTTTCAAACTGTTGAGTGCCAAGAGCCAGACGACCTTCATTCGAAGCTCGAGTCTCAAAGACATCGTTAAGAGTTGTAGCTTGATCTTTAGCTACGTCGCCACGGAGTTGCTCTTGGTAAGAACGAACGCCAATATTTGTCATGCCAAGCTGATTAGCTAATGCGTTCTCACCAGCTAATGCTGCAGATCCAGCTTGAGCGAGGAGCTGTGGAGCGGCTAACTCAGTCGATAACTTAGCTTGACCTAAGTTATACAGAGTATCTAAACCCTTCCCAGAGGCATAACCAGCCACGGATGCCTGGAGTGTGGCATCCTTTTGAGCCCGCTGCAGAGCTTCAGTCAACATACTGAGTTGAGCAGAAGCCTTCGTGGTTGCCTCTTGGCCGATTGCGCCAGCTAAAGCACCTTGAAGGAGGCTTAAGCCTTGGTAGGCAGCAGTTAAAGGATTGTTTTGAGCAGCGATCTGAGCGGCAAATGTCGAATACGGACTAGTGTCAGAGCCGGTAAGGCTGTTGCTTTTATTAAATAAACTGCCAAATCCACCAATAGCGGCACCTATGCCGGTACCCCACGGACCGAAAGCTGAGCCCGCAGCGGCTCCCTGTGCAGCACCACTAAGGAAAGACATAATCAGCTAATAGTGGAGGAAGGGGCAGCGAAACCAGAACGGCCTTGGCCAGCCAAGGACGCACCAGCTTGTAAAACGTTAGGGTTGGGAACGCCAGCTGAATAAGCCAGGTTCATCATGCCAAGTCCAATCTGAGCATTGGCATTAATTTGAGCTTGGGTAATGCCCTGCCACGCTGCGATTGTGTCGCTTTCTATTTTGCGGCGGGACAGCTCACGGGTCTGCTCCATACCCGCTTGACGAGCTAACTCAGCTTGACGCTCGTAGTTAGCAAGATCAATTGCTGCACGCTCAGCGTACAGACCAGGATCGATCAGTTTCTCGTAGAGTTTCGCTCGATCAGCTTGCTCAGTCTGAGACATCTCAGCACTTTGAGCAGCTAACTTCTCAAGCAGAGCAAGCAACGCAGCATTCTGATCAACAGTTGCTGCTTGCGCAGGAGTACCAGGAGCACCAGGTACGGGGGTGCTGGCTGTGCTCGGAGGAGGAGTAGCCGTGGGATCAGCCTCAGGCTGGCCAAAACCAGCAACAGATTGACTGATCTTGGCTAAGTGAGGCAGAGCACCAAGACCCACGGCGCCAGCAATCGGAATACCGATATACTTACCGGCTAAACGAAGACCGCCACTAGCAAGAGTTCCTAAGCTCATCGTCCCGTTGCCATCGCTGCGACCGCTGGATCAATACTAGGACGATTTAACAGCGATGCGATACCTTGCTGAGCTACACCGCCAGTTGTTTGTGCCTGAGTACCAGCTAATTGTGCAATAGCCGGAACAACAGCTTGCTGAACTTCTAACTGCTTGCGAGCAAAATCACGCTGGCCAGCTTGAGCAGCAGACTCCCGCAGAGCTGCTTCACGCTCGGCGAGAAACTCACCCGCATCCAGGGGTTCCAGTCCGAGCATACTGCGACGGAAATTCTCACTAGCAAAAGCAAGCTCGAGTCGCTGGGCCTCAGGCAGAGTAATCATGTACTTACTACCTTGGCCGCCACTCTCCGTCATAGGCTCAAGGCCCGAACGAGTAGCCCCAAACAATCCTGCGGCTCCTTGACCGATGAGCTCGGCAATAATCGAGTTAAGCAATTGGCCGCCGCCAATAAACTCAGCCCCTTTACCAGCAACCGTTTGGATGGTCATAATCAGGAAAGACCAGGATTGTCGTAACCAGTGCCTGACTTAGGCTTAGTCTGTTTCAATTTTAAACTATCTGCTAACTGTTGGTTATCTAAACCACGCTGCATTTGCTGTGCGGATGGAAATGCAGCGGTCTGAGGAAAATTACTTTCCATATACATCTGCATAAACGCATCCGGATTTAACTCCGGGGAGAGCTTGCGTACGTCACGCTCTCGCAGTTGTTGTTGGCGAGCGTTGAGTGTCATTAGCCGAGAGGTTGATAAGCGCGAGAAGCCTCAATACCGTTGGAAGACGGTGCGTTCAAAACGCTGTAATTAGATCCCAGGTTCGGGGTGTCGTACTCTAAAGGACGCTGAGAAGACAGTCGATCAGACTCTTCATCTTCTTGATCAGCAAGACGCTCAAGAAGAGCCATGATCAGATTGAATTCCTCAGGGTCGAGCATATTAATTAACTCCATCAAATAAGCATCCTCGTGGGGACGCTCAGGCTCAGTCCGCAGCCGAGAAGCAAGCTGAGCCTTCTGCATAGGCATCGTGTTGTCGGGATACCCGTTCAGCGAACGAGTAGCTCCGGTATAAAAACCGTCGCCCTCCTGACCGGGCATCGGGGGAAGACCTTGCCCAAAACGACGAATAACTTGAGCGGTGGCGGGCGTAGCCGCAGCCATCTCTGCCGGAGTCTGAGGTACCGGAAGCCCGAGAATCCGAGCAGCTAATTCGTAATCGGCTTTAGAAAACACCGGATACCACCACAGCTGATTCTTCTATATTACCGCGAATATTTAAAATATCGCCAGGCAGACATTCTAAAGTCATACACAACTTCTCTAGCACATCAGGCGATGGTATGTAGTCTGGATCGGTATAGATCTTTCTTGTCGTGGTTGGCGATAAGTTAGCTTGCTTACTTAAAGCAAACGAAGACAGCCTCTTGGTATCGAGCAGCGTCTTAAGTGTATTTACTAGCTTGCCTGAAGCTGTGTGCGATGAATAAAAAGGCACGACTCATACACCCGATTTGCACATAATACTTCGAGATTTAATAAAGTTAAAATCCCAGGTGCTTACGACGGCAGAAACCCAGATCAAACGTCGTGAAGCTAGTCGGGAACTCAGGGTTATTAAACGGATGTTTGTGGGTCGGTTCGTCGATGTGAGCCTGCCAGCCCTCACCCCACTTCATGTGCAGATACCTTTTATTTAACTCGTGGGCGATGTGGATCGGCTGAGCCAGGGACGGATCAGACCTCCAGGTCTGCGAGCCATCTGAATAATCGTTTTTACTAGTCCCGTGAAAATAACCGTGCTCAAGGGATAGAACACGCTTAACATCATCGTGTATAAAGCGCATACCGTAATCCATATCCTCTGTGTAAGCAGGATATAAATTCTCATCAAATAATCCGTATCGCTGAACCATCCAGTCTTTCAAGAGAAAGATATCCCAACCACCGCCACAGCCGTGGACAATCCCAACATCCTCAGCCTGTGCTTTCTCATTCATCTCCTGAAGAAAGCCGGTTTCAAACATCACGTCATGATTTGATATAACCCAATACGGTGCTTGCATAAAGCACTTAATAATTAAATTCCAGGCACCAGAACAACCAACGTTCGCAGGCATGTGGGTCACATGCACTCGCTTTACGAACGGATTGGACAACTTACGGACACTTTCTACGGCGTCCGTAATCTGACCCCGACCGTTGTTATTAAATACGACAAAGTTATCGACCGGGTAGTCGATGCTCATGAAGAGCCTATGGAGCCAATAAGGGTTATTAACGATTGCTGTGCCGAGCACAGGAATAGAAGAACTCATTAGACAGCTGATCTATGTCAGCATGTTATCAGAAAATATTGATTGAAACAGGTTGCACCCTCGAGCATCCTCAGTATGAGCTTCTGGTATGTCAAACGAACAACCGTGATTTGTTAGGTGAGCACAATCAGCGCAAGGGATCCCTTCAGGTTCCACGGGGATTGGCTCTAGTTGTACAGGTTGTTGTACAGGTTGATGGACACTATTAAAGACCTGTTCCAACTGATTGAACTTACTGCGAAGAGTGCGCAGCTCTTCATAAGCCTCAGATGTTAGTTCATACGTTGTGTACTTGTGATCACACCCAAAGCAGCTATACCGCCTTCTGGTGCCTTCAAATATCTTCCTGCTTTCTTTTACTTTAGCTTTGAGCTCACCGCATAAAGGACATTCTTTTGTTTTGTGGAATTCGTAGAGACCCTGAAGTTGATTGTTGTCGTGCTTTTTCTTTTGAGGTGCCATTAGATGTTCGTTAGTGCTGCAGGTGGGACTCGAACCCACATGAGTGAAACTCAGCGCATTTTAAGTGCGCAGCGTATACCATTCCGCCACTGCAGCGGCATGAGGACTATAGCAACTTACTGACTGTCCGAGGGAGGCTCGTTAGAGTTTTTCCAGGTTTGATCGCCAGGCAGCGGCTCTGTGCCGTACTCAAACGTATCGTAGTCCTCATCGTTACGAGGATCTTCTACAAACGCGTAGTGCGTGGTCTCCTCTTCGATAAAAGACTGCAAGTTCTTGATCGCACTATCGAGGAGCTCTTGCTCTTCCGGCGTGAGCTCGAGGGAATCTGACACAGACCGCAGGCGACTGCCCACAGGCTAACGGTGCTCATAAAAATTCAGGCGAGCATTAACGGCGGCTTTACAAGTCCGAACGTCTTGCCGTCCGTAGATCTCGACCTGCCGGACAAGGCACTCCCCAACAGCTTGGTTGAACTGCCTCATGCGGGTCGCGTAGGAGCTCTGGTTGGTTACGAATTTTGGAAACAGCGTGGCGAAAGCGATCAGGGTACAGACCGAAACAGTCAGACCAAAAGCATGAGAGAAGATTGCGTACGCAACGGCGTCGCTGGAGTTGGCTCTGATTTGGATGTCGTTTGTCATGTGAGTCACCTAGTGACACTGCAAGCATACAGCCCAAAGGGCAGCGTGTCAACAAAATGCTGCTACCATAACGACATTTAGAACCGGGCAGATGACCACGGCTAGTAAGCAGAGCTTTAAAGATCTCATGGCTCAGCTCGGCAACGAAGCTGAGGAAGTTGTGCCGACTGTCCAGATCCAAGGCAAGAAGAAGCTAAACGAGCGATATAGCCTCAATCAAACTTGGTATGACGCTCTGCTGAACACCGATATGGTGCTCTGCACTCGTGACGAAGCGGCTGAACTGCGTTTAGACCCTTCTGCAAAGCGTCAAATCGTCGAAATCGGTGTTTACGAGGGCGCTTCGAGCTGTTTCTGGTCTGATTTTTATCTTTCGCACCCCGAATCTCGTCTAATTTCCATCGATCCGTTCACCGGAAGCTCTGAGCATCACGAAAAGCCCGAAAACTACCCCGAATTAGCGAAAATCGAGCTCACAGCTCGCGGGAATATTGCTAAATCCGATAACGCTGCCAAGATTGAAGTAATTAAAGGTTGCAGCTGGGACGTTTTTCCTGAACTCAACCGTCGTAGCGGCGGCGAACCCTGGATCGATGTCCTGTATATTGATGGTGCGCACGATCCTGCTTCTGTTGCACGGGATACCACGCTGTTTGTCCCGATGGTTAAACCTGGTGGAATCGTTATTTTTGACGATTATGGCCATCCCGACGTCCAGCGCGGTGTCGACGGCGCCCTCAACGCCTTCGCTTCGATGAAGCTTGCAATCTTTACCGGCTGGCAACTCGTAACTAAGGTCGCATGAACGCAGAAGACTCCTGCAGAACCTGTCGGTTTTTCCGACTGACACACGATGTTGAGGTGAACGCGACGGGTCAATGTCGTCGCTTCTCCCCTATTCCCGTTTATATTCAATCTGCACTACTACCACGGGCGCAGTGGCCTCAGGTCAACGCCGATAAAGATTGGTGCGGGCAGTTTAAACCAGTTAAATCAAATCCCAAACGAGACACATGAGATTGGCGCTTGGGGATTTTCGACGCGCCTCCCACACCTTTCCCCACTAGTAGCTGCGCACGCACGCAGTTTTTTCTTACACCTGCTGCCCTTCGTCTTTTACGGCCTGCTTACGGGCCTCTTTTTTTGCGTCCCAGTCCGCCGGTTTTGTCCTTCGCGTTAACTGGATTTTCCGCTCATCCACCAGGTGCCAACTACTAACAAAACTCTGCTCACCCCACGCTGCCTTAACCAAGATCCCATAATCATCAACCCCAATCACTTCGAAATCATCTTCATCTACATGCACATAAGTAATGTACGTCACAGTCAACTTATTAGGTCAGACCCAACTATAAACTACCTTCTGTTTTGTGCGTGTTAAAGTAACAATAGGTAGGCGTCTGCATCCTTAGAAATGAACATAAACGATATCATCAGCATGTTATCCCCTGAGAAATCTAATAACTTCTTAAACGACTTCATCCAAACTATCCTTACCCGTACGCCTAAAACTTACGATTTTGACGAAAGCGCCCTAAGAAGCGAAGACAATCGAACAGGAATGATGGTGCCGCCCAACTGGACACCGCGCCCTAAACCTCGTATCGAGAACTTCGAAGACTTACAAAACACTCTGTACGGATCTGATGCGTGCGCTAAATGCCGCGCGGCCCAGGCAGCTTCAATGCGAAACGGCGTAATGAATATCGCAGATCCTTGCCGTGGAGTTTGCGGTTAATCAATCATGTCTAACTCAATCCAGTACCTACCGACATATCGCTCCGGTTTCACTGGTCCTAGTGAACGGATCGGTGGTTCGTCGCCGTATCACATTGACCTCAAGATCCTTAGCGCCCTACCCCTACAAGAAAAGATCCGAGCCCTCGATTCACTGGCCCAGCAGTACAGCAGTATTGGCCGTGAGATTGAGTTCTCCAATCAAGCTGTCTCGAGCCAACGCTGGAATCCAAATGCCAGTCCCGAAGAAAAGAAAGCATTATTCGAAGCCGCCACTAAAGCCCACGCAACTCGGCCCGGTTGGGATCCTTTAGATTTTTACGTTCCATTCAAAGGTAAATCTCGCTTCGACACAGGTGCAGTCGAGGGCGCCTCAATCTTTATTCCAGGTGTGCCTGGCGGCAAAATCCGCCGTGGCTCAGGTGGTGGTTACGGCTACTTCAGCGAAGCCATGGACCCCAGCGGCCGCGTGGTATTCCGTGTTGGCCACGGTGACATCAACCGCCCCGAACAAGAAGGCGAAATTGTTGTCGCTCAGCAAGCAGCGCCGCAACCCGGTACAACAAGACCCGAAAATAAAACTGCCGAAGAGCTTCTGCTCGAAAAGATCGACGAGCTCATGAAGCCCAGGATCGAAGTCAGCAGCAGCTACGCAGGACCTAGCCCCGAAACATTCCGCAAAGCACGCGAAGAAATCGATCAAACCATGATGCAGCTCCTGCTTGAAAAAGCTGCTCAAAAGCCTGAAGAAAAACAAACTCCCCAGTACGTGCAAGGCGCAGCAAACGCTGCTGCGATCGCTTTAGCTCAAAAAGGCTTCGCGACCCCGAAATCCTTAATCTAAGGATTCACCACGGCTGAGTTTTCGAATGCCCGTAATGAGGTACGCGTAGTCACGTGCCTCAGTAACGGGCTTCGATTCCCCGCAAACATCGCAGTCGCCTTCCCAAACTGAGCTGCAACCGACCGAATATACGCCGTACTTGCTGCCACAATCAGAACAGACGACATAGGCATTCTCAAGCTTTTTCAGCAGAGCCCTCGTTGCTGAACTGAGTCGGGGCATAACCCTCGCCAGGGAAAAGAGAATTCATGATGGACTCTACCTGGTTCACCCGAGCGCGACGCTCTGCGAGCTCCTGACATAAAGCTTTCTTTAGATGCGGAACCAGCTTGCCTACCATATCCTCATCCATATACTCACACACAGTTTCCTCTAACCTTTTATACACACCTTCTTCATAGGTGCACATCTCAAAGGGCATCGTTCCAGTGACGGATGACACCCGCAACGATAAAGCAGTTCGTCACAAAGTAAGTCACGAATATGAAAGTCCTAACCCAAGCGACATGGTCTGCCGTTTGCTGGCAATCAGCACTCTTAGGACCTAAGGCATTGGCCCAGATCTTGAAGATCTTCTGACGGCGCCGGTTCATCCGATACAGACTTAACTGAAACTAACTGAGATCCCTGCGCTTATACACGTTGCCATAACCACGGCCAACGCAACCAGACTCGTTCAAATCAGCAACAAGGCCCTCGTTCCCGATCCAGGAATCCAGTAAATCTTTCGTCAAAGCAACCGGATGCCCCTCGTGAGGCGGAATATCAACCCATTCAAACAAACGGAGAACCGGGGCAGCAGCCAATGCGTTCTTAATAATGCGCTCAGGGTCTTCAGTGTGCTGCAGGCAGTTATAAATCCAGACTTCGTCCCAGCCCGTTTCATCAACATCCTCACCGCGACCGACCTTAACACGTATGTTTTTGGTTGCGTAACGAGCGACAGTCCACTGTGGGTAGCTAATTGGATCAACAACGAGCCCCTCCAGCAAGCTCATGCACTTCAAAAGCATCGAAGTGGGTCCGCCTCCAATATCTAAGATCCGTTTCCCCGAAGCCTCAAAGTGATAACCACGCGGAATCAGTTCCATGAAACGCGCGTAGACGTAATGCTTTTGATCCTCGCTGAAGGTATTGCAACAGTCACCCCAAAACTGACGCTCAAAAGCTAGATCGTCGTGCACGGTAACCTTGTAATTCAGGACCCAGACTACAGATTTACAAGGAAAAAAATCAACGAATATCTAATTCTCCGTCCTCATCCCAAGTCATGCTGTGCATTAAATGATATTGAGGGCCTTCAGCCTGTCGGGTTGTAACTGAAACTGAAGCGCGACCTGGCTTTCGATCAGCAGATAACGCCAATAATTTCGCAAGCTGCGTGGTGATACGGTCGATCGCTTTGCAGGGGTCGCCCACGGTATGCCTTGCGTGTTCTTAACTCTAAGTAAACAACTAAGCTTAAACACGCAGGCGTTGCAAAATTATGCACTCATTCCTTGGCTGCTGCTCGGATTCGAGCTTTTTTAATGCCCGACTCCCGAGCACTTTGAGTTCTAGGGACAGGGCGGTAGCTAGGTCCACCGCGCCTAGGTGTTTTTGCGGAAAACAACGCTGCAAGCTTATCTGACGGTACGGCCTCAGGCGTATTAGGGGCGCTTGAAGATGGGGCTTCAGAAGCTTGGGCTGGAGTTGAAGCTGCAGGTGTCCCTAAGTTACTTAAAAAATTTTCGAGAAAATCCCGCGAAGGTACACCAGTCTTAGAACGACGCTCACCTTGCTTACCGGAGATAGGGAATGTAAAGTCCCCAAAACCAATAGCAAACTCACGCGAGGGAGCTCGGCGCATAGTCATCCTAGATATACCTTTTAAATAACTCTAAATCAAACCCCACCTAGGGGGTATCCCATCTTTCTGAGGTTTTCTCGAGCACGATCAATGTGGCCGCTTTCGCGACGAGTCCGCAGCCAATCAGCCAAACGGGCATAAGCTTCAGGCGATTCAGGGCCGCCGGGATCGATATCTGCAGGGGCTACGCCTTTAAAGGGAACATACCCAGCTACATCCTGTCCGCCGCCACGCAGAAAAGACTCGAGAAAATCTTCAGCAACCTCTCGAATAGCAGCTTCTCGGTTGGGGAGATACGGAAGAACTTCTACAGCAGTAGAGTCCACACCGGGACGGAACACAAGATCTCGTGTACCGTAAGAATCTTCACCAGGTCGATACACGAGGTCCCGGTACATGCTTCTCTTCGGCAACAAACCTCAGTCTATTTTAGAGCCTCCTAAAGGAGTCAAACGCTCAATCGTCGTTATCCTTGCACTGTGGGCAGTAGGAAGCTGCTTAATGCTTCTATCGGAATTAAGTATTCGATTAAGAAACTCTCTAATGTCCGTTAGCGTCAAGAATTACAGCCGCAACGATTAACGCTATAAGCACGAAACAGACACCCATCAAGCCAATGACGGGCCAAACGACGTGTGTCACTGTGCGTAATCTGTAAAACCAGCAAATTCTTCAGCCAGTCTTTCCTTACGACCTAAACGATCCTTGATCAGGTTCTGCGCTAAGACGGGATTCTTAGAAACCCATTCACGCATATTGTCCCCAGTCATCCCTCCGGTGACGCCAAGCTCAATCATGCTGCGCATAAGCTCAGCGGTCCGTTCCTGGTTTGCGGCTTTTGCAAGCATCTCAGTTTCCACGGCCTTCCTGATTTGCTCTTGAGATTGAGGAACAGGGCTGGCTGGGACAGGCCGACTAACAGGTGCATGAGATTCCTCGAGCGGACGTCGGGATGCGGGTGCGACAGCGTTGCGTTGGGGCTGAGGAGCAGCAGTTTCAGCTTCAGCTACGGTGGGCTTAAACCGATCAATACGATAATCACCAACTAATACAGTCCCGTCGCTGTACATCACAGGACGCGGGGGGCCATAATCATCAGCAATATAAGTATTAGGAGGACGGCGAGCCAGAGACGCTTCAAAAGCTTTCTGCTTTTCGATACGAGAGATCATATCCTCTCGCGACTTGTACCCTAAATTCCGCCAATTTCCATACTGATCATCACTCTGAGGCGTGCTTCCGGCTAAACCAGCCGTCATCATCAGAGGGCCAGACGTTAAATAGAGACCAACGTCAGCAAGTTTTTTAACAGGGTTTTCCTCAGGCAGAACAGCGCTGACGATAGCTCCACCGATCTCAGGCTTAAAACCAATCATCGGACGCACGAAAGGCGCATCCATAGTTTTAAGGGCTTGCCCAGCTAAACGTTTCAGACCAGAGGTTCCCTGGGAAGCCGCTCGAGTAACAGTATTCCTGAGATCCTCGAACCAGCCCATTTAACCTAATTATCCCTGAGAACTAATTATAAGCCAGCTATAAAACCAAATAAATAGGGGCCGTTAGGCCCCAGTAGTCCCCTTGTCCAACGTCCCTAGGCAGGAACTCTGACATTCTAGTCGCGAGGGACGGATTTGAACCGCCCATTTCTGAGCTGTCTGCTCAGCGTTCTACCCTTTGAACTACTCACGCAGCCCGATGCTAAGAGCAGAGCGGGAACACCAATCACTTTAGCGTGGTGTTCTCGTGCGAGTAACGAGGATCTATTTCCACGCCTCGATAAACACACCGAGGGCTTGCTTCACGGGTCGTTTTTTGCCAGTCAAGCACCTCCTTCTGGTGCTCAACGGTGTCATACTGTTTACCGCGATACGTTAAAACAGTCATGGGTAGTCTGTAACTTCCTACATTGTAGGAATTGGTAGCGATTGATACTGTATTACTGCTATACAGAACACACACTTAGCTGTCAAACCCACACTTCGGCCGTAGAATTTATGTGTACTCTGCATTCCTCCCGTGGCAAGGGAGTGGAACACACCCGTTCGCGAGCCTTGGAATGGCATGATTAAAGCATCACTAGATGCAGTAGATCGGCATAACGACCATTATTTAAAGACAAACAACTATAAGCACCTAGTAGCAGCGCATTATTTAAGACAATATGTAGCTTACGTAAAAGATATGATCCTAGAAATCGAAGCTAAGACTTAACCCAGAGGGCTCCGTGGATCGGTAAGCAGGAAACGATCTCGGTCTAAGAACTCGCCAGGGTACGCAGGACCGGGATTACGGAACTCGTCTAAGTTAAGTTTGTTGGGATCGACCCGAAAACTAGGAGTAGGGTTCTGTTGATTGATCATATATTCAAAAAATTCTTGCTCACGAGGATCACCTAACTGATTAGGAGTATCCAACCCTTTGTTTAAATACTGCTCCAGGAAGGAGTACCGGTCTACTTGCCCTGAATAATCGGGAGCGACACCATACCCACGCGGTGCGTCAGTATGCCCAAAGACATCAGGAGCGTAGTAAGACACCTTTATATAAGGCACGAAGTACTGTATACCAAGCTTAAAACAAAATCTCAGTCAAAAAATAACTAATCTTCGCCTGTACCTCTGAACCATTTCCGTTTTTCAGCGAACCACTCAGCCAAAGTGACGGGATCTTGGGCTCCACTAAGGTGAGTAGCCGGATCAGGGTCCCCTAAATCCATTTTTTGCATGAAGTCATCCAAAGTCCCATCCTGAAAAGCACCATGGATACCTTCACGACGTGCTTTACGAAGCATAGCGTCTACAGAATGGTTAGATTTAGCCCATTTCTGTATCCACTCCATATCCTTGAACTGAACTTCCTCTCCCTTTGCTATCCGTTGGCAAATAAATTCAACTTTCTGACGTACTTCGGTAGAAAGCATTCGATTGCACGAACCTTTCTACCAGCTTAGATGGGTTTAAAAAGTTTAAACAGCTATCAACGTCCAAAAAATAATTCTGTAAGTCCAAATTCACCTTTGCGCGGGTTAAAACGCTCTTTAGCGAGGTCCATACGACGTTGCATCTCATTCCGAGTCTGGTTTTTATACATCTGATCCTTTTGAGCAGCTGTTAGAGGCTTGATTTGAGCCACGAGTGGTTTTGCGCCTTGTGTTGCAGGGGCAGAAACTCCAGTCCGAGGCGCAGTCCCAAGGAATTGGCGCACTTTAGGCACGATACCTTCGCCAGTTTCTTGCCGAACCACCTCATTTAAGGCCCGAGCACCAGCAGTCCCGACCATTCCAGCACCGATTCCAGGTGCAAACGGAGCCGCAACCGGTGCGGATAGCAACATCGCAGCGCCAGCAGCAGTAGGTAAGCTTTGTGCAAATTCCTGCGCCATCTGTTTACCCATAGCCACAGGGCCTTGTGCATATCCAGTGCGGATAGCTTCGGGGCTAGGAATCAGATCAGCTGCGCCGGGAAGGAGAGCAGAGGGTGTGCGGCGAAGATTACGCAGAACCTCGGCACCTCCCGCTAACGCTCCTGAGACGGGATCGACGCCGTAATAACGCGGAGTAGCAGAAGCGGGCAGCGCAGGCTGGAACACAGAAGCATCTCCAGCATCACGAATAGCAACAATACCTCTTAGTGGCACTTCAGTGCGTTCTAATTGAATTGGTATAGCTTGTCCCTTATCATCGACATAAGACACTTGTGTGCCAGTTTTGCTTACAGGACCAAAACCCGCTGAGGTATAAGCTAAGCCACGCAGGTTAGGAAGTTGGCTATTTGCGTCAACAAAAGGCTGCAGCCTACGCAAGGTGCTGCTTTCTTCTTTTGTCTTGCCCTCCTCGACTCGTTTATCTAAAAGATCACTAGAACTGAGTGGAGTATTAGTAACTACTGTTCCCGGACGTAAGCCACTAAATGCTGTATCTGCGACAAATCCAGATACAGGGTTAACAAGCTCGGGAGGTAAAACCTTTGCACCATAACCAACATCTCTGTAGCCAGGCTCTCTCGTGGAAAAACTTACGCTTGTGTTGGCCGTAACAGGATAATCAGCTAGAAAACGCAAGGCATTCTTAGATACTTCGGAGCCAAGGAGATTCTTGTCTACCTCCATTAATGAAATATCACTAGGGACATATCTACTGACATCAACTGCATAAGCATCAGGATCGTCAAACGAAGCTAAAGACACTTCTCTAGTGTCTGGGTCTAAGTAAAAAGCTCCTTGACTACCGGTTCCACCTTGAGTTCTACGTAAACCAGGATAGGTCTGAGCCAACCGTTTTCGATCTTCAGTGTCTAATTGGTCATAAAGAGCATTAAATTCTTTTGCTCGTTGGTTAATCCTCTGGACTAAAGGGTTGTTTTGTACAGGCACATAACCACCGCCGCCGATTACAGGGCGATTTTCGCGAAAAGCCGGAGTTTCGATTCGGTCCAGATCTGCAGGGTCTTGAAGGATGTTCCGTAAAAACTCACGGGCACCTGCTTGAAGATCCGTATCTCCACTGGTGTAGTCTGCCTCTGCCCTCCGCAAGGTGTCGGCAACATCCGAGACAGCAAAAGCCTCGCCTGCAAGAGCATCAGACTCGGACAAAATTTGGTTATAAAGAGCAGCACGATCCTCGGGAGAGGAGAACACTTGCTCTTTGTCTACGTAATTCAAATAGGGCTCAAATCCTGGCTTACGTACACGTGACGCTTTGCCTTTCAGCTCAGGTTCTGCAAGAAGAACCTTATCGAGTTCTGGATATTTGGTGAGGAGATTATCAAAAGCCTCAACAGCTCTTTGGCTACGTAGTTGTTCTAACTCATCGTTAATATCTTCAACTTGACTAAAGAGTCCAGGAATACCCGGCTGAAAGCCGGCAGAACCAAGTCCCCGGTAAGAAATAGGTTCAGGAAGTTGAACCGGCGTGGTTACAGGAGTCCCACGAAGACGATTGAGGGCTTCTCGGTCCGCCTCTTCTATACGTTGTAAGTTAGTTCTTTCACTATTTTGACGCTGCTGCTCTGCGTACGCATTTTGAACACCGTAATCACCTATAACCTCTCTAACTTGAGGGAGAATCTGAGACTCGAAAAATTCCCTAGGGCTTATGGGACGCGCAGGAGCAAGGTTAGGGGACCACGCTTGAGTGGGTCTAGAAGCAACAGGCTGAGCTGTTGCCGGAACAACATCCTCCGGTGAAGGATCGCCGAATACGTCGCCAGCTTCTATAGGTTGCGGTTGACCAGCAACACTCTCCGTTGAAGAGTCATCAAATACATCGCCAGGCTGTAGAAGCTGCCGTTGACGAACGATACGATCCTGAAGGCCAGGAACCTTATATCCGTACGAGTTCATGTAGCTAAAAGCCCTGACATCATCCTAAAACAAAAAATAAAAGCCGACCGCTTGACAGGCCCGCGCAACACTGTATACTGGTCACGTGCTCACATGAACACTGTATTACATGTCAAACGCCATGATGTCCATCAAAATCTACAAACATTGCGACACCTGGGCCTTTACAGACTTATCCAAAGGTCTCAGAGACGAGCCTTTTGTCTGTGGAATCCCCGAAATTATCAATCATTTCATCGAAAATTTCAGTGATTCGTCGAAAGAAACGCACAGAATTATATTTTCAGCACGAAACTTTCCGCATTCACACGGAAAACTAGTAAAAACCGAGATGGAATCGGGAGGAGCGTGGTATTCCTACGAAAACTCTATGAAAGGCTGGCTCTGCCCCGCAACATTGGAGTTTTTTGAAGAACACCCGGACGAACTGTACGTAAGGTTTGAGTAGAAATAGGTAAAACCGAAAATTTTTTACCGATCGCTCCCACGCGGGGCGATTTTTTTATTTGTATGGGGGTCGCGAGGATCGAACTCGCCTGAAATCGATTATGAGTCGACCGCTTTCACCAGATAGCTAGACCCCCAGCCCTGCCACTATACTGACAATGGACCTTTTGGGGTCAATTTACCCCGCCGAAAACCATAGGTATCTCGCCCGCGTCGTCGCGTAAGCGCTCTATATAAAAAAAGAGGGGATTGCGGGCAGGATTGCGCCCACTATTTGTTACATTGTGGCACACGGTTTGTATAACTAACCTCGCGCGCGTGCGTATGCGTGCGTGTGCGCGTGTGCGTGCGCGTGTGCGGGCGGGTGTGCGCGTAATGCGTGCGCGTGTGCGTGCGTGTGCGCGTGTGTGTGTGCCCGCGTGTGTGTGTGTGCGTGCGCGTTACATCCGCGCGAGCGCATGACGCGTGCGGTTCGATCTCTGCTGCGCTGGGCTCACAGAATGATAAGCGACGCTTATGGCTCAGGGGGTTTACAGATCGCCCGCCCTGTGGTGATGATGGCGTCAGCCGATGAGGGCGGGGCCGAAGGGCTCGGCCGGAGGCGGAACCTGGACAACCTGCAGCTTACGCGTCGCCCATCCGGTACGATGCGGGAGCGATCCGGTGAGAGTGGCCCCCTGCATTGCACGGCCCGTAAGTAACCGGATTGTTTCAATCCCGCAACAATCGTCCCGACAAGCTGCGCACCATGCTGTAGGATTCCAGCAACGGCCCGAGAGGGTCGACGACATAGGACAACCGTCCGTCAAGACTGACGCCAGTCACGGCAAGCGCAGACCCATAAGGGATTGCACGTGGCAGATGCGGCCGGCAGTTAGGCGGGCGGGGACCGATACCCTCAGATGCTAGTAGTCAGAGGCGGGGTGTGCCCACAAGCTCTCGCGAGCCTAAGCCCCTTGCCCCCACTAGAATCTTCCGCTCACCCGACGATGGCCTGCGAGTCACGTTAAGGGAGGCTTGAAGCTAGTGGCTTGCCCGAGAGGCCCTTGGTCCCATGCTCAAAGTATTTAACTTTGGCAGGTTGTCGTTAGTTAAGTCCCCAGACTTGCGAGCTTGTGACTAACGCAGTAGCCCAGTGAGAATCAGATTCCCGGCTATTTGTATCGTTGCAACCTTTATAGATCTGGTGTGGCTTGACGCAATAGCCCGTCCTACCCAGCTCGGGCACAATTTAACTTTCTCAAACGCAGGGATGCTGTGTCCAGAGTATCTGTCCCTCACACAGGTACGCTGGACAGAGCCCGTAGGAGTTCTT